GTCCATTCTATACCTTGGAACTGACCAAACAATTCCCATATCTGTTCTTCACACAATTCTAAATTATCGGCCTTTTCTGCCAATCTGGCATTGAGGAGAGAGAATTCAGTTTCTAATGCTATTCCACTGGATGTTCTTGCTGCTGTGGCTCTAATGGCCCCCACATTGGCCAACTGATCTATTTGTTGTTCTAAATCTTTCATTACATTGCGAATGTTGTCCACATTGCTGCCATTGTGTTGCAAATAATAAGGATTAAGTCCAGGATCTGTGCCTTCTTGTAGAACAATAAGAGCACCGGCACCAGATCCCAACTGGGCTGTTGGTGGCACTACCAATGATGGATGACCATCCAACCTCACTGATTGTTCGCACTCGCTTGTCATATTATAAATCATACGCTGAATATCTGCGATGTCATTGATATCACTAATACCAATGCCTTTGACCACGCTTTGTTGATTGTATAACAGCACCACTGGAACACGGCCCAGTTCATTGACTTCAATGCTTTTTATGTGTGCTTCTTTGTTTTCATCATCCAATACATAAGTGCGAATTTCTGTGGGAGTTATTTCTTTCAGTATGGTCATTTGATCTAATACTTCTTCGATGTATTTGAAATACACCAATTCATATTCACCAGTGACCTTACGCTCCCAACGCCAATCGTTCGCAACCAAGGGGCTTATGAGACTCATATAAGGACGCACACCCATTTCTTGTTCTTGGGCCAGTGTGGTGGCTCCAACATTGGGCTTGCTCATCACAATCCAAGCGTGGCCAAACACTGATGCCCAACATTCTGCTTCTTTCATAAAAGCATTCATATTCCGGCCCTCATAATCTGTGTCTTTGAGGAAACTATCTAAATCTGGTCGTCCTTCCCACGATTCGAAATTTCTGGCTATGTCGTTGCGGAACAAGAAACTCATATACACTGCTACGATGGCAGCACAATGATTGATTAGGGGGGTATTGAGTAACCTGGCATTATACTCTCCGGGCTGTTCCAACACATAACGAGTAAGGTATCCACCTAATCTATAATCTTGACCGCCAACATAACTATCATACAAAAAAGTCCAGCGTGGTCTATTACGACCATATTCCATATTGGTGACTGAAAGTCTCGCATAGTCATTGACCAGTGTTTGATTTGCCATATTATCTACTTCCTATTTTATGCGACCACATCTTGACTTCTGGTTCTCTAACAGGCTGCCTTATGGGGAACAAATAATCCACACAATAACGCAGGGCATCTGCCATATGGTCATAGCCACTATCCTTGTCTGGTTGGCTGGTGCCAGCACGATAGGTTAATCGCTCCAAACTGGTTATGGTATATTTACATTTAGGATCCACAAATAGCCTTGAAATGCCACTACTACTGCGTAAAAGACCATTAACAGCGTTAATACCATCACGCACAGGATTATGGCGATTGGGTGCCAGCACACGGTATCCTGCTGTTCTCAATATACTATGGTCTGTTCGCCCACCTGCCGATGTCTTTCTTGCCGACCCCGCAGGATCAGGATACACCACAATACTATGATTATTATATCTTGTATTAATTTCTTCTACTATCTCATCGGTATTACTACCAAATATCACTATCTCATCTACAATATGTAATCCATCCTTAAGCCGCACAGCCACCATGGCACTAATGGGGTCCAAATTAAAATCCATTCCAATATGTAATTCGTGCGGTAATTTACCAGCCCATTCCTTAAGATTGGTAGCACGATCAAATGCGTAAAACACTCTACCACTAAATGTTTCAAATGTGGCTTCATACTCTTGGCGGAATGTTCGCTCATCCAACGTGCGTCGTGCTGCTTCTATTTCAGCGGCATCAACCTGTCCGCCATCCAATGTGGTATATTGATAACTGGCCCAATCATCTGGTTCGGTATGGGTTTGACCATACAACTCATAGGCCCAGTTGAGTCCTTTTGGGGTCCCAATAAACATCGCACCGCCTCGCTTATCCGAGAGAGTGGGACGCAGGGTTTCATACCAGGCTTCAGGTGCGATATCGGCAAATTCGTCAATGACCAAATAGTCCAATCCAACTCCTCGTAGGCTGTCATAATTGTCTGCTCCTTTAAGTGCTATGGTTGATCCATTCTTTAATTCTAAACTTAATTCTGTTTCGTTGATCTTTTTCACCCAACGCAAATCCATTAATTGATTACGCAATTTCTTCCAAGCAATCATCTTGGCCTGTCTGTAGGTTGGGGCCACATACCATATTGTTCGATTAGGTTGGCGAGCATACCAAGCCAACTGCCTTATACTTAAATGTGTCTTACCAAATCGCCGTCCAGCAATAACCACTTTAAATCTCTGCGGAGCATCCACTATAGTCTGCTGGGGCACGGTGAGAGGCATTGGCCTTTATTCCATCCAAGGTAATGGAGCGTTCTCTTCCGTATTGATTGGGGTATCACTTTGACCCAACATATTCTTACCTAACCAAATCAACATAGTGGCATTACCTTTCAACGCCAAGGCTATTTGAGCACGGCGTAATGCCTGTTTTGTCTCGGCACGGCCTTTTGCTATTTCACTGCTGAAATTGTATTTTAAGGTATTAAACGGCACACCAAACCAATCACTCATTTCCTCTACGGTGCAGCCCAACTTGGCCAATTTGATGACTTCCTCTGGTGGGACCACGGTTTGATTTTCACCAACACCCACAATATAACCCTCAACTTCCTTAATACCTTTTCTTACCGCTTTACGACGATTCTTAACAGGTAATGGTTCATTCATTTGAGTTCTCCTTAATTTGGACTCTACTGGCTTTTTTCGCATTTACCGAATCCAATATTTCTTTTCTATTTCCTATATACTGGAATGTTGCTTTTACTCTTTTCAAATCCTTTTGTTCTTTGGTCATTTCTGTAACGCCATTCACAATACCATATTCAACTTTATTACACAATCTAAAATCTTTATCGCGGCTTCTGGATGCTATAAAAGAAGGATGACTCGTTATGGCAGTAACAATAAATCCTTGCTCGGTATAATATTTCATCAACCTTTTTGTCACTATATTTCCCAATCCCAATCCTTGGTAATCTGGCAATACCACACTACGGTGTCCTCTAATCTTGTTTTTTTTCTTTGTCATATGTTCTCTGATATAAGCAAAAAATCCAGCCGGCTCACCATTTATCAACGCCACATAACATTGTGCGTGTTTTAATAAACTATGGCTCAAATAATGATGCTCTCTAAATAACCGCCACGAAGAATGATGACACCTTTTGATATCAATTTGGATCGCTGGTCGTCGCCAAAGAGACCCCCGTTCAAATTTAGCGGTATCAACATAATATACCCAATCTGGTTCCAACCAATCCAATATATCATAATGACAACTCAACAACACCAAACGCTTTTTTCTACGCCTTGCTGTCTTGGCAATGGCACTGCTGCCAATCTGTGCTACCGTTCTATCAATCACACTGGTATATTCATCAACTACTATGGTATCTCTTTCATCAAACAATATTCTGGCCATTTCAACACGGAACTTTTGCCCATTACTTAATGTATGGAATGGCTGGAGCCAATTAGGTGGGCTACTAAATCCCACACTGCTCAATACCTGCGTTATTTCCTCAACGGTTGCGGACTCTGGGAAGTTTTCAATCAAACTGGCTTCACTTGACCAATCCTGATAACCTTGGTGGTAATTTTCTTCCCCAAATGCTATACGTCCAATAGATGTTTTTCCTGACCCACTGGGCCCAACAATAACTCCAATATTCCAATCAAAATCATCAACAGGAATATCAACTTCCCAAGACTTGGTTAATTCTGTTCTTTTAGGTAAATCAAACAATCCTTCAATCTTACTGGACCGAAAGGTAGGTTTGTATGGTGTTTTAACTATATGCTTAAAGTGCGGCATGGTCTTGACAATTCCTTTTCAACATATTCATAAATGGCTCGTTGTTGTTCCTCACTATCACAATAATAAACCAATTCAAATACCGTTGGTTCAACTTGGACATTCTTGCTATTATCTAACCCAAACAACTTGTCAATTTCTTTATCAGTAAATCCTGTTGGCAAATCACGAATATCCAACATTTCACTTTTCAATAAATCCGCATCCCATTCACTTTCTTCCTGGCTACGGTTATCTAATATTCTATATTCTTTTGCCTGCTTGGCTGTTCCATCAAACTTGACTACTGGCACTTGACTTAAATTCATTTTCTTGGCTGCTTGCCATCTACTATGTCCTGCCACTATGGTCCAATTATCATCTACAACAATTGGCTGCTGCCAACCATATTGTTTGATACTGGACACAACCACATCTACGGTAATTTCATTCTTTCTACTATTTCTACCATAAGGACGCACTTGATCAATATCAACCCATTCAACATTTAATACATATTCTTTCGACATTGGCCAAATCCTTTTTTTGTTAAATGCTCTTCTATCATAATCAAATCTTCCTCACTATTACATTCCACTATGACATGGTGTTGGGATTTATATTTTGATTCATTACCAACCAATCCTGCTTCTGGATACAATATTTCATCCAACTCTTTAAGAGTAAATCCAGTAATATCCAAATCCTCAAAATCATCTAACTCATATTTTAATTCTACTCTATCCCATCTTGTCCAATCGTGTGCCTTGTTATCCATAATGCGATACGCTCTGACCTGACGGTCGTTCAACTCCACAGCCTTGACCACTGGCACTCGTTGATATCCTGCTTCCTTGGCTGCCGCATATCTGGTATGGCCAACAATAATCACTCCTGCCTTATCAACCACTATTGGCTGCTGCCATCCAAACTTTTCCAAACTCATACGCACTTTTTCAATAGTGGCATCATTCTTACGAGGATTATGAGGATATGGTCTAATATCCTTTATTGGCACATATTCTATTTTCATTACGCTACCAAATTAAAAGCAGTTTCTGGCTTGTGTAATTTAATTGTCTTGATAGCCAAACCACCCAAATTCATAGTGGCACTCAACATCAAATAATGTGTTTCGGCTTGATGCCGATCACTATGATAAAAATCTGCGGTATGGTTTCCTGTCAGCGTCATAGCAATATGCCATCTTGCTGGTATTTCTCTTGTGGTCATTTTTTTCATAATATTTGTTCCTGTTTGTTTGCTCGCCAATTAAATCGTTGATCTGGTGGAATTGAGATGGCCAATTGGATAGGCCATCCACGACTTACTCTACCTAATACCGTGGCATAAGGTATGCCGCAAGTTTCACTCCATTCAGTCATCATGAGGCTACGTTTGCGATACCGTCGAATTATAGTGCTATCTAATGTTTTTGCCATTTGTCTTGCGGTTCGCCATTCCAGATTATCCACAACCCAACCCTGACTACGGTCCTTTCGGCATAATCGATGTGTATCACTTGGCGGCAATCCTACTTCTCTTAAGATGTAGGCCTCAAACTCTCGATAAGTGTTCCAATCCAACGGTAATAGACTGGCCCACGCATAATCTTTATTGGTTGGGCGTTGTCTAATATCGCGTATATGGCGATAAGCATTCCATATTTTACGGTGCGTGAGTTTCATCACTATCTCTCTTATGATTATGATATCTGTCATACATTTCTGGATGTCGTGCCTTAAGCATTTCTTTAAGGGTTGGACTGGGATCAGTAATGACAGGTGCCCGTCCCTTGTCGAAAAAATATTGTTCTGATTTATCAAGACTCATAATAGTCAATAAATCCTGTTTGCTTAATTCATCATCTCTATATCTGCGGCCCAACGCCATAAGTTCTAAAAAATCTCGTGCCATAATAATCTCCTAATCTCTGTGTCTATTTATCTATTTTACTACAGGTGTGTGGATAATGCTGGTCTTTTGGTGGATTATTGAAAAGTTATAGTGAAGGGTAGATCTGTAGCAGTGTAGAACATATATACGAACTAATACTATATAATATATAAGAAAGAACACTTATTCTTTCGTTATAGTATATAGCGTGCTACGTGCTACACTTCTACACTAAAAATCCTGGTTTTAACCATCTTTAATGCTACATTTTATTGTAGAGTAGAACCGGTATTATCAACACTTGCCATTTCCAGCAAGATCACAGGCACATTATTGCTATTTCGAGTTTCTCGCGGTATAACCAAATCACTTTTAACAATATTTTCCAGTATGCGATTTTTTTGATCGATACCTAAATCCCTGTACCATTTTGGACCATATTGTGAC